CAGCACCTTGGCACCGCGTCCGCTCATGGGGTCCTCGGTGTCGTAGTCGCCCAGCATCTCGATTCCCCAGCCGGTGGCGTTGAAGCTCTTGGCGTGGACACCGCGGCGATCCAGTCGTTGGAAGACGATAATGCCATCGGGCCTATCGTCGATGAAGAGGTGAGGCGCTCCGCTCCAGCCGAGTTGGTCCTGGTAGTAGTCGAGCAGGTTCGCCAGGTGTTGATCGCTCAGGCCAGTGGGGCGTTGTGCCAGCGAGGGCTCCGCGCAGTGATGGAGCACGGGGTATTGCCCACGCCACTGAGCCGAGTCCCACGCGATGGCGTCAACGTAGGTCTGGAAGCCTGCTGGGGTGAAGCGCTTGCCGACGAAGGGGATACTCATGCGTTTTCTTCCTTGGGCTTGGCGTTGATCTTGTGCGCCGGATTGAGCCAGCACTGGTAGCCGTTGAGCCGGGAGTGTCGAAGCGGTGAGCCACACTCTCCGCACGTTCCGCGAACGGCTGGAATATCAGCGAGAGCGCAGTAGCCACACGACCCACTGATTCCCAGGGGCTGGCGACACTTGGGACAATTGCCTTCGGAGGTTCGTATCGCGGGGCTCACAGTTCGTCCTCCCGGTCTTTGCGGATTCCCTGCGCCACACGCACAGACTCCCCAACGGCCTGCGCCTCGTCCACCCAGTCTAGGCTCTTGGGGTTGCGGAGGAACGCCAGAACGAAGGCGATCACAGCAATGGCGACCATGACCCAGGCTTTGTACTGCTCTGGGATCGGGGTCTGGACCAGGGCCGCGAGTATGCCGGAGAGACCCGTCAGCCAGCCGGTGAGCTCACCCCATCGGATGTTGTTGAAGACCTTCACGCCGACTTCCTTTCCTGCGCTCGATCCACAACCAGCGAGCGCGTGGCAGTGGTACGGGCAGGTGGGGCGTAGTGGCCAGGCGCATGAGGCCGAGCGCAGAAGTAGAGCGTGCCGATGGTGAGTCCGCCCATGAAGCACCTATGAGCGAGAGCAGGCTCACTGGTGGCCAGAGCAATAGCGGCGACGGTGAGCAAGATCAGCGCCACCGACAGCAGAATAACATGGGTTTTCATTGTTTTTCCTCGGGGCGGGCCGTGCCGTCCGTGTTTGTTGGGGCAGGTGCCCCCGTTGTTGTAGGTGAGCCCGTGCGTTTTGTCAGATATCCGACGATGCCACTCTCGGCGATCTCAGGGAGGCGGTCGTAGAGGCGCAGGAGCAGCTTCATCCCGATTCCCCCGACCACCACGCCGATCAAGAGCTCGATGCCCTCAATGCCCGCAATCACCGGGTAGCTGTGCTTCAGGATGCCAAAGAGGGCCTGGGAAACCACAACGCCCGGCGCGAAGGTCTTGAGGTAGATCCCCGCCAGGTCTACGAGGCGCTCTCGCGTGGTGTCGTGGGCACCGGGCTTGTACTGCGAGGCAACCAGGCCCGCCGCGACCATGCCGCCAATCAGAATGGGGAGAGAGAACATTGGCATAAAGGGGGCTTTCACAGGGATGGGGTCCGTGAGCATGGTGCCTAGTGGCGGGGCGCTCTGACCGGTGCCCTGGGTGAGCTGCTGCATCATCCAGCGCCACGCGTCGTGGAAGGGGTGGAGATTCTCCACTTAGAGGCCTGGTCCATTCGATTGGTCAAGCACCCACTGGATGGTCTTGCCCTCGGTCTCCCAGAACCAGCGCTCGATCCAGACCGAAGGCGGATCGTCGGGAATGGTCGGCCCGGCAAAGTTGGCGATGCGGCCATAGAACCACCCTGCCCACCCCGCAAAGCCCCCCAGAAGCCAATCCCCGATAACGGCGATGCCTTCCAGCGAATCACCGATCTGGATGATGCGATCCTGGTTGGAGGTGGTGGCCCAGCCCGGCGCGGAGAGAAGCGCGTTGATCGGGCCGGTGGTGGCCTGGTCGAAGAAGGTCTTTGTGAAGGGTAGCTGTATCTCGTTCATGGCGGGAGACCTTTGCCCATGTCTTGGGCTGGTTGCATTTTGTCGATGCCTCGCGTGTATCACGAGGACGATGGCTGGTGGAGAGGCTCCGTTAAGGAGCAGACAGGGAGGGAGTGTTCGAGACTCCTAATCCTCTTTCCACCAGCCTGGGGTTGTTGTTTCTTGCCATCGAATTACTAAGGCCAAGGGATTTGCTCTCCTGGCCTCTTTCTTTGTCTTGAGCCTCTAGGTTTCCCGAAGGCTTGTTGCAGTTGCGGTGAGGTACACCGACCCCGTGCGCCCTGCGTTGGTATCGACGATCTCGAAGAAGTGCGGCCCGACCTGCACGCGGTCTGCTCCGCGAATGTCCGTGCCTACTTCAAATAGGATCTTCCACTGCCCGACGGCGGCGGCCTGGTCGCCCTGCACTTGCTGCTTGGGCGTTGTGTCGGGCCGGGCGAGGCAGGGAATGCAGGTGTGAGGAATGATCCAATCACCCTCGACCTCGCGATGGACCGTCGCCTTATCCATCAAGCGGCGCAGTGCAGATGCGGGAGTCTTAACTGACATTTGCGCCTCCTACATGTAGTGCGAGAGAGCTTCAGGAGTGGCGAGCTGGCCGACAGCCACGCTTCCCCCCAGGCTCGTGAGGATCGCCTGGATCTCGCCCTCGACCGTCTCGCGCAGGGTGGTCAGCGCCTTGAACTCGTCGCTGTCCTGGTGGCGAATGTCGCTGTCCTGCCAGGTCGTCTCTCCCGCGCTTTCGCCGAGGCGCACGTCCAAGAGCGAGCGCTTCACGCATAGGGGCAAGAGGCGCACGTCGAGCGCGGCCATGGGCTGGTGAACCGTCACCAGCCCCGGCACGAGGGAGCGAAACACAGGATCACCGGCCCGCCCTACCTCACGTAGGATGCGGTCGCTGTCTCCTGCCAAAAGCGCGATCACTTCTTGGCCTTTGCCGCGGGCACCTCGGGAGCGGGAGCTTCCTGAGTTTCGGGCGCTGGCACTTCCGGTGTCTCGGGAACGGCAGGCGTCTCCGGCGCTGGCGTCTCGGCGACTTCGGGAGCAGGCACCTCGGGAGCGGTTTCGGCTTCCTCGGTGGCAGTAGCTACCTGAGCAGGATCGGATACTTCCTCGGTGGCATCGTCGAGGTCAAGGCCCAGACCCCAGTACGAATTGGCAGCTCGAACGGCCCCCACCAAATCCTCTTCCGTAAAGACCTCGCGCCCTCCAACGATGGCGCGGCGACTCTCGGAGATCAGACCAAGGGCAGCGTTGACTTCGAGCTCTAGTTGTTCTTTTGTCATGTCCGTCTTTCTTGCAGAGTGGCAACGGCCAGCCCTAGAGTCTAGGGCTGGCCGCGCGCTCCACTAACGTGTCAACTTCACTAGCTCATCGTCAGGCGACGGTTGGCCTCGGGAATGGTACAGATCGAGAGCGGGTTGCTCTGCATCTTGAGAAGGATGCTAGAAGCGTCCGCCGCAGGGACGAGCTTGGCGTAGCGAGCAAGGCCCTCGGTGCCCACCGCCTCCATGTAGTTGGCGGGAGCGAAGAAGGTCTTGAAGAGGCCTGGAACGCCGGTAGGGAAGACGCGCCCCTCACTGGCAGGAACGAACGCCTGGCCGCTGACGGTGCCTCGGTACTGGTACCAGGTGATTCCTTGGTGGTAGAAGCCTCGGTAGCGCAGGTCCTCCCGGTTGGGGTTCATCCCGTTTTGCGCGGCGAAGTAGTTGTAGGCCGCCTCCACCTTGGCGTGGCCGATGAAGGCGTCAAACATCGTCGCACCCAGAATGGCAATTTTGCCGGTGTTTGGCAGTCCGCCAATGGCATCCTCAATCTGGTTGCAGATCGTGCGGCAGGCGCTTCCGATATTGGTGCCAGAGTTGGAGAGCGCAATGTCGATCGCACTGGGCTCAGAGACCCCAAACTCAGTGAACAGGTCGTAGAGCGTGGAGCCGTTGGCATTGAGGACCTTGCCACGGATCGCACCGGCCATCTGGAACTCAATCGTCGCGTCGATGTTGCGGAACCCCTTGGCCATGCGCTTATCGAGCGTGCTCTGCACAATGCTCGTGCGGGTCTGACCAGGCATGGGACGCATCTGCATCAGCTCATCGGCGTAGACCGGATCATCCACCGGGTAGTGCGGCACCTGAAGGTAGCGCATCTGGCGGTAGTCCCGATCCTGCATGTTGGTCCGGCCACGGGGGGTGTTGGGGATCAGGCTGATAGTGCCCTTCTCGTACTCGAAGCCCGCCACCAGAGTCGTGATGGGCTCACCCTCAAAGAGGCCCAGGTCTCGCAGGAAGGTCGGGGTGAAAGGGATGTGCTCCACGGCGCGATTGGAGAGGCTCATCAGCTCAAACTCCGGCCCGTTGATCCCCAAAAGATTCAAGATATCCATTAGATAGATGCCTCCACGATAACTCCCAGCGCCGCAAGGTCAGCGATGGCGGTTGTGATCTGGCCAGCATCGAGCGACAGCCAGTCGATCTCATCCTTGTTGAGCTTGGCGTGGCGGCGAATCACCACCCCTGCCCCATCGACGCTGGTGGCAGTCTTGACACCTGCGTAGGCGATGCCTGCACAAACAGCGGCACCGTTGGTGGCGGTGGGGTCGAGCGCAATGTACTTGCCACTCCCTGCCGCGACCGTGATGGTGAAGCGGTCACCGGCCACGAAGTCCGTAGCGCCGTCCGCGATAGTGAAGCCCAGGCCACTCCCCGAGAACGCAGTGCCCACAAACCCGCGGCCTACGATCTTGCCATTCGGGTCTTCCAGGAGGAAGGTGCCCAGGTTGGTCACAGGCTCGATGAAGAGCACCTGGTAGACGCCCGGTAGAGCGCCTGCGCCAACGGTGACCGATCCACAGGTGCCGTTTCCGGTGTTGCCTGCGGCAGCAGCAGCGGTCGCAGCGCCCAAGGTCACTCGCCCCACGGGGGAGTTTGGCTTGATGGTCGTATTGGCCAGGACCACCACGGTGTCCCGGCTGTAGTTAGGCACGTCATAGAGAATACACGCGCCATCATGTGGCTTTTCGGTTGAAACGGGCATTGCTTACTCCTTGTGTCCAGTAGCTCGGCGAGCTGCTTTAGCGGCGTCAATGACCACAGGCTGGGCGGGAGCTCCGCCGCCAGGGCTGACTGAGAAGATGGGTGCGACGGCGGCTGGCTGACCAAGTGCTTGTGACTGGCCACCAAACGCGGCGGGCGTCTCGGGTGCCTGCGGAGCTGTGGGGGCAGTCCAAAGGTCTTGGGTGAGGCCGTGAACGGGCCGGGCGGCCATAGCGGCCTTGAGTGCGTCCACACGGGTTCCCGTGCGAGCCTGCCCCGCGTAGGAGAACGCAACCTGAGCAGGGGCGCTCAGATCGTCCATCGCGGCCTGGAAGTACTGGCCTGCAAGAGAGTCGCGCTCGGCGGGGAGAGCTCGGCTTGCACCGATGACCTCGGTGGCAAACAGGGCAGCCTCCGCCTTGATGCGAGCGGTGCGCTCGACCAGGAGCGGATCTTGAGCGGGCTGAGTGGGGGCCGCGAGCTGAACCTGAGCGCCAGGTTGCGCGAGCGGATACCCAAAGAGAGTGGTCGGGGCTTGGGGCACTAGTGTCGGGGCTTGGCTTCCGGGAGCGGTGGCGGTCGGTGCCGCACTCAGGTCGTCCTCGACTCCCTGCTGCCCCCGGAAGGAGGCCACGAAACTAGCTACTAGCTGTGAGAGCTTCATCGTATTCTTCTTCCTCTCTCCGCCAAGATTCGGAGCTTGGTAGCTTCCGTGAGAAATCCCTGGGGCGGGCGGAGAAAGTTGCGCCTCCAGGGACATTAAGGCCGCATCAGAGACGCGGGGGTTGGTGACAAGAGCAAAGCCGTCGGCGAACTTGCCGGCCCGGTTCCACTCCATGCTGATGCCCTTCTCACCTTGGGTGAGGAGGCGGTCCAGAGACAGGGGAACGCGAACCTCGCCGCGCAGCACATTCGGGTCAGTGGGATCGATCCAGGCGCGAGAGATCACGCCAGCGCGCCCCGCTAGGAAGTCGGAGTGCTGGATGTTGCCACCCACCGGCGACCAGCTCGCAGCGGCCTGGGCGAGCTCGCCAGGCGTCATCGAGAACTGCTTGTCGGGGTAGTAGCCCGCCCGAAAGAGAAGCGCATTGTCGTAGATCGCGCACCCACTAGCCGCATCTTCTCGCCGCGAGAAGGTCGAGACGCCAAATGCGGCGCGGGGAGCGGAGTTGGCGCTGGTGGCAGGCAAGACCGAGAACAGGGACATGTCGCCTGCTACTTCTGGCGAAGCTACCAAGCTTTGCTCTTCTGTCACGGGCTCGTACCGCGCGGTCTGGACCACTTCCTGGGGAGTGCCCAGAGTGACCTGGTAGTCATCCGAGATGGTGAAGTCAGCCTTATAGAGCTCTTCTCCCCCCTCGCCCGCCTCCCAGCAGGTGAAGGTGACAAAGCCCTGTGCCCGGTTGACATCCTTGATGTAGCCATAGCACCCATCGGCCTTGAGGTAGGCAGACACTGCCGATCCCAGCATGTCCCGCACTTGCTGGTCGGTCAGGTCGGCGGCGGCAAACGGAGCTATCAAGCTTCCGTGACGGGCCGCAGGAAGTGTTCCCCGGCCCGTCTTGGTAGTTACTCGCTGTCGAAACGCTGTCATTTCATCCCGAATCCTTTCAAAGGAGCGAAGGGCTCCTCATTTCCTTGAGTGGCTTGGGCACTCTGGAGCGCCCCCAATGTGGATCGTCGATCTGCTTGACCAGGCTCCCCGGCGTGATCGTGAGTGCCCCGTCCTGGTAGAGCTTCATGCGGCCAGGTCCTAGCACGCGGAGCTGATCTTCCTCCGACATCTGGGCAAAAGATTCCGCTCCGGTGCCGTAGTCGGGGCGCACGTCGGGCTGATCCGGCGCGGTGCGCAGGTCCCGAAGGTAGGGCGCGGCGCAGCAGCGGCACGAGACATGGCTCCCAAAGCTCTCCCCTAGTGGGTGAACGGTGCCGTGCATGGCCCAGCACGCCGCGCAGGAGCGTGCATCCCGAGCGCTCATCCAGACCCAGCCCTCCAGAAGGGCGCTCGCCTGCTTGTAGCGCGTCAGGATGGCCTCACGGGCCGCGCGGTGCACCTCGGTTCGTGCAATCGCCGCCGCGCGGCTCCGGGCGATCCCCTGCTCACCGGCAAGACGCTTTGCAATCTCCCGTGGCGATTCCTGCGCCCCGATCCCCTCCAGGAGGATGCTCGTGATGCCCTCGGCCCTGTCCTGGCCTAGCTGGACAAAGAGGTCTGCCAGTGGCGAGCCGTCCGAGGTAGCTCCAATCGCAGCAAGGAGCTGCTCGATGGGAGCTGCTGGGAACTCCAGTGCTTGCGGGTAGGCTTGCCGCAAGCGCTCACGCTGGCGAGGAGTGCGCGCCCCGTTTGCCAGGTACACACTGCGCTGGCCGAGGTCAGCCCCGTACGCGATCGCGGCCTTCTTGGCAGTCTCGACTCCCGCCGCCCCAGAGGTCAGCGTCTCGGTGGCCCTCTGGATCACCTCTAGGAGCTCTTGGTAGCGAGCCTCCTGGTAGATCCAGCTCGGGGAGTCGATCAGCCCCGCCGCTTGGGCCTGCTCGATGCGCTTCAGGAGCCTCCCCAGCTTGATCTGGATGCGCCGCTCTGCTCGATCAAAAGCGCGGGTCGCGGAGCTGACGGCCAGCATCTCCCGGTTCATCACCCGCCGACGGTAGCCCCGGATTGCACGCTCGATATCGGAGACGCGCCGGTCAGCTTCAGGCGAGTTAAAGAGAGCTAGACGACTTTTTTTTTACGCTCTAGCTCCGTAGCTGCAGAACGCTTAAGTCCCCTGAGCCAGCTAAAGTTCGCGGGCGGGTCTTGCCGATCAGCGGGGTCCTCGGTCACTGTCCGGGGCGTCAGACCAAGACGCAGATCGACCTCGGGCAGGTGCTCCGGCGCGAGAGTGTAGCCGATGCCACCAAAGGCCGTGGCAAGCGGACCAAAGTCGGCTTCCTCAACCGCAGAGAGGTTGAAGTGGGGCGTCAGGTGCTCCGAGCCGGGGTAGTTGTAGCGCACCAAGGGCCGCAGAAACTGCCGGTAGACCACCAGCGCCAGGTCTTGCTCGCCCTTGTCCACCAGGAGGTCAAAGACGTCTTTCTGGGTGCCTGTAGCCGCCCGCGTCTGGTGCTGGCTCTCGTTGGTGACCAGGGCCGTGTGGAGAATCCCATGGGAGATCTCCGCGTTGCACTTCTCCAGCGTCTGGAAGAAGGTCGAGCCCCCCTGCTCCGCCGTGAGGATCTTAGCCGAGGCGCCGCCCTTGAGCGCGAGCATGGCCCCGTTGCGATACCGCTCCGCCGCCTTGAGCGCAGCATCCGCAGGATCTTGCAGGATAGGCTGGCCGTTGGGGCCAAGCGCGACAGAGCCATCTGGGTTGCGCAGGGGAGAGGTCGTGGCCTCTTTGGGAAGCTCGATCACGACTGCGCCACCGGCGAGCTGCACGAGGAACTTGGAGAGCTCGATTTCTGCCTGCCGCTTGCGCCACCAGGCATTGTAGGCAGAGCGCCACTGGCTCATCCCGCGGGGATCAAGGCCCTGCTGGCTCCAGGTGAAGACCATGAAGCGATCCGCAGGGAGCAGGTTCTTTGTGCTCCCTGGCACCGCGCCGCGCAGAAGTGTCGAGGAGGCGTCTCCTGCCAGCTTGATCTCAATGCCTGCCAGCTTCCCGCGATTGTCCACCGCATAGGCATAGTCTTTGCGCGGGATCGTCTTGATGTAGTAGGGCAGAAGCCAGCGAGCATCTTGCCGCCAGACCAGGTGCCCGATACGGCTCCCCAGGCCAATGCCCCAGAGGAAGTCATCTAGGACGGAGCCCAGGGGCGTCTCCATCTCAGAGAGTGCCGAGATGCAGAACGCCAGGATCTCCTGCGCCAGAGGGTTCTCTTCCTCGCCCTCGGGAATGGAGAGCCGGTGCCCGTTGGCAAGGATCGCACGCCGCAGCGCTCCGGTGTCCCCGTAGACCTGGGCATCCGTGGCCATTCTGTCGTAGACATCGGCCCCCTCGCGCAAGGTGAGGTCGTCGATGTACTCCGGGAGCGCCTGGGCAAAGTTCGTGGCCGTGCTGGGGAAGTAAGACGCCCCGGCATAGTCGAGCTCCAGATCGGTGGTGACTACCTGCTGGCGAGCATCCCCAGAGCGGGCAGGCGCAGCAGCAGGCTCCGGTAAAAAGATTGTCTCGTCAGTTTCAGTCATAGTCGTAAAAGGTCAGGCCGTTTAGGTCGTTACCGCGTAGCCCACACGCTTCGCTAGGTCGTCACAGCATAGCCACCGGGAACGTACTCGCTGGCTCCGTAGACGCAGAGCATCACGGCCATTGCGCAGTCGTCGTGCTGGCCCTGGGGCGCGCCGTAGCGTAGCAGTCCAGAGGGCAAGCGCTCGCAGCCGTAGGCCATGAGCTCTCCCACAAGCGTAGGATCGTTGACAATGCCCATCTCGCCGCGCTCCAGCTTCAGGGTCGTCAGGTCCACGATCGCACTCTTGGTCGCGTTCGTGGTCGTAAAGGGCAGGACGGGCAATCCCATCGTCTGGAGGCGCTCGACCTGGGGCATTCCCATGGAGTTAGCCTCTGCCACAATCGAGACGGGCCAGAAGCGCTCGTAGAGTCCTTGGAGGCGAGCGAGTTGCACGTCAAATCCGACTTGCGTAAAGCGATCTAGGTGCACGATCTGATTCAGCGTCAGGTCATACACCGCGATCACGGTGTAGTCGCCCGTGCGCCCCCAGTCCACCCCAAAAATGTACAGGTGACCGCTCTGGGCTACGTCCTGCCAGAGCACCCCTTGCGTGGCGGCCTGGACAGAGCGAAAGACAAGGCCCTCACCGGCAAGGAACTGGGCTAGGTATTCCTGGGCCCAGGCGAGCTCCGTGCTCTTGCGCTTTCGGTCCTCCAGCCAGGCCACGGGCAAGTACGGGTTGCTGGAGCTCGGGAACTGGAACGACTTCGAGCGCGTGTCTAGTGGATCGAGCCCCTGCTGAAACGACTTATGAAAGTGATTCAGCCCGTTTGGCGTCGAGAGCTCCACGAGCTGGCCATCGTAGTCGGCCAGAAGCGCGGGGATCACGTACTCCAGCACGTAGCTCGGGATGTAGGCGGCCTCGTCGATGATGACGCGGTGCGCCTTGCGACCTCGAAGCCCACGCCCGGTCACGCCACATGGGCGGGCCATGATGCGCGTCGGTGGTGTCGTTCCGTGCCCGTCCTTAAGCTCGACCTCCCAGTACGGGCTCTTACGCTCGACGTAGCCCCCGCGAAAGCCAGGGATCGCCGCGATCCGGTTGAGCACCTCGCCCATGATGATCTTGGTAAGGTCATCGGTGGGCGCAGTGACAATCTGGGTGGTGTTGGGGTGCTCCAGGGCAAAGAGCACGATATCGGCGCTGGTCGAGTCTGACTTGCCCCAGCGCCTCCCACACGCCGCAAGTTTCTGGCGAGCCTTCTCTTCCAGAAGCCACTGGAGCTGCCCCTCAGAGTGCGGAATCCATCCCCAGAGCTTCCGGGCAAGATGCAGAGAGCGTACTGTTGCCAAAGCTAGCCTACTTGCTCAACTTTGCCAAATGCAGGCTCACCATCAACCTCTTCACCAAAAAGCATTTTGCGGAGCAGCACAAGTGCTTGACCACCCTCTGAGGCTGGGGGCGGTCCATCCCCCCACTCTGCACGCCTTCGCCGTTTCAGGTACTCCAGCGCGGCCTTCCAATCGCCCTTTTCTGCCGTTGCCTCTTGGTAGATTCGCGCCGACATTCGGACAGCACAAGCAGATTCAGCATGGACAACTGACTGCGAAAATTGCGGAAATTGCTCCATCCATTCGTAGAAGGTGCGCTCTGAAATCCCCGCCGCGCCGAAGGCATCTTCACGGCAAGCTCCCACCCTAAGCGCGTCAAGAATGCGCTTCTCTACCTCCGGCGTTCGCTTGGTCTTGCGGCCTCTAGTTGCCATTGCCAGCCTCCAGAAGCGTCGCAGTCTGCCCGGTGGCCTTCTCCCATCGGGCAAGGATCACGTCGCAGTATCGTGGGGAGAGTTCCAGCGCCCGGCAGTTTCGCCCTTTTGTCTCGCAGGCGATCAGCGTAGAGCCCGACCCACAGAACGGCTCGTACACAATGCCATTAGACCGAGTGCTGTTGTCGAGCGCCATCTCGATCAGCAAGACAGGTTTGGAGGTTGGGTGGTCTTCGCTTCGCTTCGGGCGGTCTACGTGAAAGACTGAGACCTGTGAATTATCTCCATGCCACCGGGTGCCCTCGTGGTTCCCTCTGCCACTCCGGCCTTCGCCTGCAGTCCAGCCGTAATAGATCGGCTCGTGCCTGAAGTGGTAGTCACTGTGACCAAGCACCATCGCGTCCTTGCACCAGATCAGTGTCTGGTGAAATCGCCACCCTGCCTCAATGATCGCATTGCCAAAAGTCAAGCATAGCGCACCCGCCGGGTGCGCTATGTAGAATGGAGCGCCCGGCACGAGCGCCTCCGTAGCGCAAGCAAAAGCCCCCTTGAGGAGCGCAGGAAGTCCTTCCGCACCATCGTTCTCAATGACAAGCGTCTTGGCAGTCTTGCCGACGTAGCTGACACCATAAGGCGGGTCAGTCCACATACAATCGGCCTTCTCGCCTCCCATCAGCCGCTCCACGTCCTCCCGCTTGGTCGAGTCCCCACACAGAAGCCGGTGCCGTCCCAACTGCCACAGGTCGCCGCTCTTGCACCGCGTGGGGGCGTTCTCAGGCACTTCGTCGGGATCGGTGAGCAGTTCACTACCACCGCCCACGCCGCCCGCCATCCGCCCAATGATCTCGTCAAGGTCGTCACCGTCAAAGCCCGTCCCCTTCAGCCCGTCATCGCTCAAGGCCAGCTCAGACAGCAGGGCGGCCAGTGCGCTCTCGTCGTCGTGTCCGAGGCGTGCCGTGCGGTTGTCAGCGAGCAGGATTCTCAGCTCTGCTTCTTCGTCCACGTCCACCCAGATTACGGGGATGGTGGCGGCGTGCGCGTCCTGGGCGACTTTGTACCGATGATTCCCGGCGAGAATGTGCCCGGTGCGCCGGTTAGCAGTCACCGCGCCGAAGAATCCGTTCTGCTCAATGCTCTCGTGGATCGCGCCGAAGTCGCCTTGATTGACGTTGCGCGGGTGCGGCTTCAGGTTGGCAAGAGGGACGTTCTCAAAGCCCTCGTTGATCGTCTTCATCTCTACTTGCCCCCCTTGACCGTCTTGAGAACGGCCACTGTCGGACCTGCCAGCCTCCGCAGCTTCCGGGCGAGCTCCACGTTGTTGGAGAACTCGGCATTGGCGATCTGAAGCACCAGGTCTCCCCGACCGCTTCCCCCATCGCTCTCGTCCACGCAGGTGATCCGCAATACCCCCGATGCTGTCCCGTTGCCCAGAACGACCTGCGCGGCGATCTCAAAGGCACCTGAGCACCTGGCCTGCGGGGTCATGGTGCGCACGGAGCGCCGCGTCCCATCTGCAAAGCGCACTTGCCAGCCTACCGTCTCCGTCCACTCCACCGGGAGGCAAAGCTCGGGGCGGGATCCACTTCGCGGGGCCGTGAACACGTAGCGAAACGTGAGCTGCTTGCGATTGGGCGTTGGCAGGGGTGGCGTGCCAAAATCTTCCGCCCGGATATCGACTACGATGGGTAGTGCGGGTTCCGAGGAATGTTGGCCGCTGCTAGGCTGCTTCATTGCATCCTGGTCAGTTGAAAGTACTTGGTTTGGATTGTAGGGGATCATGCGGGTTTTGTCAAACTCCTTGAGTATTTGCGGTCAGATTTCAGTATTCAGTGCCGAATATTTAGCCTTGGGCATACTGGAGATCATGCTCGGCGTCAAAGCGCTCCAGCAGGTGCTTGCCATCCTCTCCGAGGCCGATCAGATACTCGCGCCACTCCTCGACCGGCACCCAGCCAGTGACCTTCCCAGGGATTCCGGTGGCGGTGAATTTCCTGCCGGGCGCATAAGCAAGAGATTTCATATCGCCTTCATCGAATCGCCCCATGCAGACATAGCCGGGCATTCCCCAGTCTTTGTCCAGCACGCTTCCGTCGCCAAACTCTTCTCCCTTGCGGTTCATGGCTTTTACCTCGGCGAGCAGAGAGCCCACGTAGTCAGTGCGGGCTTTCCGGCGCTCCGTGCTCGCTCTTTGCTGCTGGAGGTGCTCCGAGTCCCCCGAGCGCTTCTGCTCCTTGCCTGCTCGCATCATCAGGATCGCCCGACGCGCCGCCCCGTCGCTCATGTTCAGCAGGGGCCGGATCGCGACGCCTGCCAGAAGCTCGTTGTCCCCCACGACCTCGGCGAACTCCACAAGCCAGCTAGGGCGCTCGGGCCTTGGTTGCTCTTCCTTAAATGCTGGTGGGGCAGTTACCACTTTTCGCGCCTCTGCATCACCGCCGGAGACCGGCACGGGCTTCTCGATTCCGAGCGCTTTGTAAACGGTCTCGGAGAGCTCTTCGGCTGTAGGTTTGCGCCGCCACCGATCAAACTCACGAATCGCCGCCCGAACCGCCTTGAGCTCGTCACCGCACGGGCGCGGGTTATCTTGCCGCCAATCGCGTTTCGCACGGGTCAAGAGCGGAGCGATGGCAGGGAGGTATCTTTCTTCGTCCACATCGTCCACTAAGGGAAGATTTGCGGCCTCAGCCACGCGGTTGATCTCATGGATTACCAGATGGGTTATTACTCGGCACACTCCAGAGGCAAGATGCGTGTCGCCAGGCATGGGGCGAAAGAGATCCTCTACGCTGTTGACGGCAATTCGCTCGGGCATCATCGAGGCTGGCAGGTTAGCGCTCATGGAACTATCCTCACTTTCACGGGGTTGTTTCGTTGTGCTCGCACTCGATCTCTGGCTTCAATCGTTGCAAGCGGGTCTCTGGTATCGTTCTGGAGTCGCTGTAGTGTCTGAATCTCAAGCGCGGCGACTTTCTCACGCTGAGTAAACTGGGACGCTGGCCGCACCCGTTGCGGAATCGCCGTGGTCAGCTCTGTCAAGTTCCCTGCAATGGCACGGAGCGTCACGCGGGCGGTATCTGTCCACTCTTCCAACGCTCGGAGCGTTGCGCCTATAACAATCTCCGGGTCAGCTCCCGCCTCGATCAGGTCATCCGCAGCGCTTTTGCATTTATCGAACTCTGCCGGGGCTATCGGGTCGGTGAGAGGCTTGCCGTACTTTGCGTGGCGAAACGCCGCAATGATCGCCGTACGCTTCTCGTTCTTGCTGGCCTGGTCTCGCTGGCGCTGGGTACGGCCAATGCTTGCGGGCAGTGGCTCTGAGTAAAGCTCTTCAGGCGTAAAAGCGTCCTGCCCTTGCTCCTCACCCCCTGTGGGGGTAGGGGGTATCTCTGACGTAGTCTCTGTAGATACTCTCTGTGTATTCTCTGTAGGAATGATTACCGCAACTTGCGGTAAAGGAAGGGCGCAAGTTGCGGTAATGCCATTATTGCAATCTGCGGTAATGCTTTCCGCATTTTCACTAAAACGATTACCGCAACTTGCGGTAATGCACTCTTGCAAGTTACTGTAATTTATTGAGTAATAAAGAGTATGTTTCCACTTGTCTGTGGAGAGCTTTTGGGCATCTAATAGCCCCTTGTTTCGGAGGTTTTGCAAGATGCGCTGGATTGTGTCAGAGCTCCAAAACGGAAATTGTTTCCGCCACTCTTCGACGCTGTTATAGATCCACCGACGACCGTCCTTTACGACGCCTTGCTCCAGCGCGGTCCAATACTGAATTTGCTGGAGCACGATGGCCTCGTTTAGCCCAATGGCCTTTGCGAGACTGGGCAGCACCTGAAGCGGTGGCTCTGTGATGAGCAGTGAAGAGCTCATGACTTTCCATACTCCGCGTATAGGATCGGGCGGCAGGTCTTGTGTATGGTGATCGTGATTGAGTCGCCATGCCGAAAATAAGAGAAGGTGCCACGGCTTGCCCACCAAGTGATATTTCTGAAAAAGGCAGAAGGGGATATATTGGCCTTGCGTGACAAAATCCTCAAACTAACCTGTGTCAGAGTAGATTCAAAATCAACAAACTCGCTCGCAAGACTGAGCAAGGTGAGCGCTTGACTTGGGTTATCCCAGTCTTGCGCCCATGCCCACGAATAAACTTCTTGATTACGCATCGCAAACACCTCGCTTTGTTTCTTGACTACTCTGCAAACGGATCGGTGAGAACCTCGTCCTCGACAGGTGCCTCGATCACCAGCGCCTCGGTGCTGGTTCCAGGGTCACCCGGAGCGCCTTCCCAGCCCTTGTGCCGGTTATAGTAGTCAATAAGCTGGCTTGCCTGCTCCTTGGTCATGGTTGATCGTGAAGGCCATCCTGCCGCGCTTCCTGGGTACTTCATCGCCCCGAGTGCCTTGCGCTGCGGGTCGGTGATCCCATCGCCACCGGAGGGCACTAAGTTGGTCGCCACCGTGCCACGCCCCCCGCTCTCCTTGACCGCTTGGTTGATCTGGTCATTCGTCGGCGCTGGTGCGAGGCGCTGGTACTGGCGAGCTGGCAACTCCTGGCGAGGCGCTGGAGCTGGTTGCGTGTCAAAGTCCATGGTCTCTTCAGGGGTGTAGATTCCCATGCGAACGCCGGGCATTGTGAGGCCGATCCCCTCAGAGATCACACGGGCCGAGAGCATCTGGCAGGGGTACTGCTTCCAGTTGCCTTTGTTGGTCAGTCCAGCGTTTCGGGCACGCTCGATTGTCCAGCACACCTCGACCGATCCGGCGTTGGGTGCGCTGAAGGTTGCAGACACGCGGGCATCGGAGCGCTCCTGCCACTCGATCTTCCCCCCGTGGCTCAAGAACTCGGAGAGCATCGCGTCTGCCTTCATGCTGGGCTTGCCCTCGATGATGTGGTAGCGCTCCACGGCGGCCATCGGGTGCAGTCCCTTGGCTTGGCACAGGAGCATCAGCGAGAGAACCTGGGCAGGGTTCTTCAGGCTCGGGAAGAGGTTCCCGGCGACGATCACCTTTGCCATTTCCTGCACGTCGGTGAAGCTATAGGAGAGCGCGGCTTGCGCGGCGGGGACGAGTTGGTTTTCTTTCATGATGGTCTTTCTATGCAACCAGGGAGAGCGTCGCGTGTCTATTGCAATGTTCACCCAATTGGGATACTATGAAGGATACCATATGGGTGAACAAACACGCAAGAGGATTTATAAGTAAATGGGTGTACAATTGCGGCAACGTCCGGGACGTGTTAAAACGCGGATCATGCCGATTGAGAAAAAGACGGAAAAGATCGTGATGCGCGTCAAGCCTAGCTATAAGCGACGCGCTGAAGTGATCGCCGACGTGCTGGGCTTTCACGTTGTCGAGCTGTTTGAGAAGGCGCTGGAGACCTACGAGGCCACGCCAAAGGTCAAGGCAAAGCTGGGGACGCAGGACGTTCGCGACGCTCTCGCCAAGGCCAGCAAGCCAGCGGCGGGTGAGGAAGGCCGCGCAGACGGTGGCCCCATCACCACGGAAGGAGAGGGATAGATGCAACGCCCCCCGTACAATCTCAAAGTCGGCGACAAAGTGCGGGTAGAGAAAGCCCGTGGGGTTTGCACTGTTTACGGCATGGGGACGGTGGATAGCATCTATAAGAACACGGCTCGGGTGCTCTACACTGGCTTGTACGGCCCGATGTATCGCCGCTTTGACATGGACACGGGCCTGAGCATGGGGGGCGATAACGTTGCCCTGCCTCTTGTGCGAATCGTCCCTCTTGATACCGACTAGCACACCCGCCCCACTGCCTGCACCTAACCAAAGGAAGCTATGAAACGAACTCTCAAAGAAGTGAACCTGATTATTGACTATCGCGGCTTTAGTGCCCACTACGCCGGGGACGGGTTGGAGATTGCCGTAACCATCCCCGTCCCAGAGGGGGAGGACGCTGGAGTAGAGACGCGCAACCAAGCAAAGGCCGAGGCTATCCGCAAAGCTAAGGCTCTCCTGGGAGAAGATGCGGATATTGAAATAGTTCTCGATTAGCCCCTGATGGCAAAGAAGCGAGGTCAAGGGGAGGGCTCGATCTTCCAGCGTAGTGATGGCTTGTGGGTTGCGGCGATCTCCACGCCAGAGGGCAGGAAGGTGCGCTATGCCAAGACGCGCGTCTTGGCCGCTCAGAAGCTCCAGGAGCTCCAGGCGCAGGCGGCGGGAGGACTCCCGGAGGCGCGCCGGGACATCACGGTGGAAACCCTGTGCGCTGAGTACCTGGCTGAGAAGAAGCCTACGTGGTCGCCACAGAGCTACCAGAGCGCGGAGCAACACGTTCGCCTGCACATCGTCCCCCACCTGGGCAAAGTCAAGCTCGCGAGCCTCGACGGGCGCACGGTCGCCGCTTGGCTCCGCAAAATGCCCAAGGCGAGGCACACTCAGCTTGCTCGTGAGCATCTGAGCGCCGCGTGCGCTCTTGCCGTGCGCTGGGAGTGGATCCAGAGAAACCCGGTGGAGCTGACGGAGCAGGTCAAACGCGAGCGCAAGCCTCCGCCCGAAATATCCCCAGACACGCTCAGGGCGATTCTGGAGGCCACCAAGGACACTCGCCACCATGCCGCTGTCTGCCTCATGCTGGGCTGTGGCCTGAGAGTCTCCGAGACGTGTGGTCTCATCTGGTCGGACTGGGATGAGGAGAAGGGCGTGCTGAAGATCGAGCGGCAGATGCTCATCCTTACCGGCGAGCCCCCTGCGCTCTCGCCCCTCAAGACGCGATCCAGCCGGCGCACGGTCACTGTCCCCGCCTTTGCCACCGAAGCCCTCCAGAGGCGCCGTGATGCCCAGCGGGAGGAGAGAGCGGAGCGCGAGGCCAAGGGCAAGCCCTGGGGCAACGAGTGGGGGCTGATCTTCACGGGACTCGGTGGCAAGCCGATCCGCAGCCAGGGCATTGGCGACACGACCAACGAAGCGCTGAAGGCGGCGGGCCTGAAGCCCATCGCGCTGCACTCCCTGCGCCACGCCTTTGCCAGCGTGATGATTGACAGCGGAATGCCCATCACCGAGGTGGCCCATGCGCTGGGTCACGCTACCCCCGCTGTGACCATGCAAGTCTACGCCCACAAGCTGGCAGGCAAGCCAAGCCAGACGGCGGGGATTATGGATGGGCTGGTGGGAGGGGGACAAGGCTAGTCCTCCCCCATCATCGGCCCGAATATTGCCCTAGTCATGAGCGAGGGCACACCATTTCCGATTATCTTTGTGGCTAGGCTTTTCTTCTCAGGCAACTCGTACCAGTCAGGGACGCTCTGAAACCGGGCAAGGCATCGAGGAGTGAGGGCAACAACGCGATAGGGAGCGGTGGTGATAACACGATGAACTCTGCCGCCGCCTGATCCAGTCAGCACAGTTCGTTGCTCAGGCGGCGGCAGGGTGGAGGGGCAGCGCTCCCCGCAGGCATCCCCTTCAATGAGAACGGCACGGAGGGGGTGAGAAGTCGCCAGAGTGCCTGCGTCCCGCAGGCACTCTCTTGTGCTAACGTCCTTGCCGCTAGATACGTCCTCAACCAGCACTGCACGCATTGGGTGCTTGTCCTGGCTGGCTGTCAGGGGGGCA